TCATTAAGATCGATGGTTAAACCAGGTGCTATTTGAGCGTGACCTTTTGGTTTTTGTTTTAAAATGTATTTTAAATTTACACGTTTTTCATCCGTTGAAAACTTTTTGTTTACAAGAACATTATACATACCTGGATGAAAAATTCCAATTTTGAGTCCACCCTTTTTAGTGGGTACCATTTTGGATTCTGTTTGAATAGATACATTCGAATTTTTTACGAATTGCCTGGGATCCATATCTTATTCTAATAGGATATTTTATTTAATAATCATTACTTATTTCTTGGATCTCGTCTTCGTTTACTATATCGATTCCAAATATAAATGACTGCTTTTTGCATAATCTACCTTTGTATGTCAATTTGTCTTCTCTAACTTCTATATCACGCTGACTAAATGGGCCAACGTAAAAATCTTGTGTAAACCGTGGTTTTCCAAGATTATTTGCTTGGCAATGTGAATTAAATAGTGCAACAAAATCTTTCTGAGGACAGAATAACTCCGACCCATATCTTACAGCAGTTGACTGTAAGAAGTTTTCGAGTGTGTTTGCTACCGTTGCAACCTGTTTCTGAATCGTTTTAAAATATTCTGGTACAACGTTCCAAATATCCTTATCTGCGTATTTTTGTGAATATTCGAGATATGCGCGAATACATTTTTGAAGTATGATGGGTAATTCGGTATCGAGTTTATTTTCGAGTGTTGGGTCTGCATTTTTAACCTGTTTACCAAAATTCCACGTAAGGATACGACGTAAAACACTTCCTGAGTTATCTTTCCAATCTGGAATTTCATTCCCCCCGAGTATACCTGGTGTTCTCCATTCAAAAGATTTAGCTTTTTCGTGTTTTACTGCTATAGAAACATCTTCACCCGATACTATAGATTGAAATTCAGCCTGTTCGAGCTGTAAATCACCCTTTACTTCAGGTGCGATAAACATGAAAGCATCATAAATAGAAGATAAACCAAATTTCTTCTCAACGTTATTTGAAAGTGTACTTACATCATCCGCATTATAAAATTTACGAAAAACTTTCGTGATAAGGGTAGATTTACCGGAGCGTGCAATACCTTTTAAAAACGGTATAATTTGCCATGCATCCATATCATTTACATTAAAACATAAACGTCCGCCCATAACATACATCCATTTAGATACTTCTGAATCAAATTTTTGATAATCGAGTATAGATTGAAAAAATGGTGTTGGTATATCATACCAATTTTCTACATGGTCGTATTCTGTAAACTCCTTATCGAAGTATTTACAACTTACAACAGTCTGATCGAGGTTTTTAAATTCACGCGAATCGTATGTATAAAATCTCGATTCGTATAATCCCGTTTTTGCAGACCATTCCTTTCCTATAAAAATACCATTTTTAAACGACCAAACGTTTCTATTCTTGATAATCTCAGGAAACTGCATATCTTTACAATTTGTTAAATGTCGAATAACATCATTGTATACCGAACCACGTGTTGATAAATTTTTCCATAGTTCATATCGTGTTTCTTTTTGAGCGACACCATATACATAATCTTGAATAGTTTCAACCTGTTTCCAGGCGCGCGTATCCTGTTCCTCATCCGTTTTAATTTGGATACAACAATATCCCTTATATCGTTTAATATTCATTTCGTATAGGTTTTGTAAACATGCAAGAATAGCCTGTTGATATGGTACTAATTCGTCTATCTTATCAATGGTCGAACATCTAAAAATAGATGGGTCTGATTCAGGGTTTATGGGTACGTACGTTGGATTATTAATTCTTTCATGTATACGTGCGGCTCTAAAAATGATTTGCCAGGCGTCGTCAACCTGATCAATAAGACGGTTTATACGCATAGATATTTTCATATCTTCGTCATCTTCTATATCTAAAAGTTTCAAAACTTCAGCCCGATGATACATTTGTCCTAATTGCATTTTTAAACGTTTGTGATTTCCAGAAACAAGTTCAACATCAAACCTAATTGGAATACCCGTTTCGGGGTCTAGATCCTGAGGATTTATAAAATTTTTATATCCGAGTTGGAATGATACCATGCTATTATTTGTGGCATTGATATCCCACATATCTTCCAATTGGGATAGAAGGTGCATAAACTCTTCAGGGTTGAGAGATTGAATCTGGTTAGACCACATAATAGCATTGGATTCACGTTGATTTGATTCCGAACTAATAAAATGTGTTTCTTCCATTTTCTTTTATTTACATATGATTATTTTTCTTAAGTTTATTTTTTTTGTAAATGAGATAACATTTTTATTAAAATTTTATTTTGGATCTCCATTTGTCTTGATATATTTACCAGAGCAGAACACACAGTTTCGCCATCTTCAGTCGCAAGTACCGAACTCAGCAGACCACCCATATCCATTACATATTGTTCATCATCTTCGAACATATTATCATTTTCATCGTCTGTCATTTCAAGTTCGAGTTCATCAATAATAGATTCTCGATCTTCACTTCCATCGGTATCATCAATTTCATCAATTTCATTATTTTCTTCAATTTCTTCAGTTGGTTCAAGAAGTGTTTCCTCTTTGTCGGTCATTTGTATTTACCAGGAAAAATCAAATTGTGTTTTTTCGCGGGGGTCACCTGAAAAAAAAATCTTGGTATATAGTACAAAAAACAAACAAAATGGCCGGTGGTCTCATGCAACTCGTCGCCTATGGCGCCCAAGATGTCTACTTGACTGGTAACCCAAAAGTCACTTTCTTCCAGGCGGTTTACAAACGCCACACTAACTTTGCGATGGAAAACATCGAACAAACTGTCAACGGTACTGCCACGGCTGGTGGTCGCGTCTCCGTCACGGTCGCCAGAAATGGTGATTTGATCGCGGACATGTACGTTGAATTGCAATGCAATGGTGTACCAATTAAAACTGAAGATGCCTGGATCGCGGAATCTGCGGTCAAGGATGTTGAATTGTCGATCGGTGGTCAAAGAATTGACAAACACTACCAAAGATGGTGGAGATTGTACGCTGAATTGTACTTGGATGAATCCAAGAAGCTAAGCTACGGTAAGATGACTTCGGCTACTTTGGATAACTCGAAGGTTTACTTGCCATTGATCTTCTTCTTCAACCGCAACCCAGGATTGGCCTTGCCATTGATTGCCTTGCAATATCACGAAGTCAGAATTGACTTTGACTTGGCGGACACATACGCTCATTTCGACTCGTTCAAGGTTTGGGGTAACTACATCTACCTTGACACTGAAGAGCGTAGACGATTCGCGCAAAAGGGTCACGAATACTTGATCGAACAAGTCCAGCACACTGGCACTGATTCTTTGGCGGCCGGGGATGCCACCAAGCAAGTCAGATTGTCGTACAACCACCCAGTCAAGGAATTGGTCTGGTGTACTGACAAGGCCACTGCGCAAACAGGTGACGCGAACGGTATTTGGAACTTTACGAAGACTCCAGTCACTATCTCTTCGAACGTAGAATGTATGAACGCCAACTCCAACGTCTGGATCTCCCCATCCGCTGCGGGTGCCCCACAATTGGTTTTGGACTCCAACACTCAATTCGATGAAGACACGTCTGGTCCACTCACCAACTTCAAGTTGGTCCTCAACGGTCAAGACAGATTCAAGGAACAAGAAGGCAAGTACTTCAACTCGGTCCAACCATTCGTCCACCACTCCGGCTCCCCAATGCCAGGTATCTACGCGTACTCCTTTGCGCTTAAGCCAGAAGAGCACCAACCAACTGGTACCTGCAACTTCTCCAGAATCGACAACGCCCAAGTTTCGGTTGAAGTCTCTGAATCTGACAGAAGCCTCCACATGTTCGCGACCAACTACAACGTCCTCAGAATCCAATCCGGTATGGGCGGTCTCGCGTTCTCCAACTAAGCATATCTTAGTTTACTGATTTTAGCAAAAAAAATAAAATTTAAAAAATAAATAAAATTTAGATTTTAAAATTTAGACCAAATTTTAAAGTTTAACCTTGAAATAGTTTTGTATTTTTTCGAGTATATACCAGTTTACTTCCATTTTACCAGTTTCAATTTTGTTTATGGTATCTAAAGTTTCTCGAATTCTATGTGCAAGTTCAACTTGTGTATGACTTTTCTCTATACGTATACGCTGAATTTTTTTACCCATTGTAGTATCCATATTAATACTGATTAGAGTTTAACACATAAAACTCGACGCAGTTTTTGCATGATTTTAGGATCCGGGATTGATTTACCTAATTCGTATGAAGAGATAATATCTGATGATACGTTTATGAGATTTGCGAGTTCTTTTTGTGTATATTGTTTTGCGACGCGCGCTCTTTGGATCGTTAATCCTGTTTCTTTACTTACTTTTTTATGTGTACCACCTAATACAGCTTCGTCTAGTTTCTGGTCCGGTGTTTTACCAGAGTATTGACTCCGTTTAGGTAATTTGATTTCCTGTCCCATAAATTTGACATACTTTTCCTTTTCACGTGATTTATCAACTTTACCACGAATAATAACTGGATCCCAATCCTGATAATGATTCATTTTATTGTATATACACTTAAAATTTTAAGTAATAATATAAATAAATATGTTAACTCTTTATTATGCGATTGGAACAATAGTTCTGATATCATTCTGTCTTGCATTAAAAAACGGTTGGTGTTTGTGTGGTGATGAAGATAATGAAGACGATGAGGAACCTCGCCCAAAATACGAACCCGAACTCCCAAGAGGGTTGTATTGGAGACACTAATAGGACCCGAAATCGTGATATTTTTTTTAAAATATAAAGTATATGACTTTTATACTTGAAATAATAATACCCCTTATACTATTTGGTCTTATGTATAAAAATTTTGATAAATTTATGCATTGTTGTACTCCTAAATCATGGCACGACCTTGATTCGGAGATATAAAGATTTAATGTTTATAATAAGTTAATGGAAGGTATTTATATATTTTTAATAGTTTTTGGAACTATTTGGTGTGTGTATTATTTATTAGAACCAGTTTGTAAATGTTATTATAAGTGTTTCCCAAAAAGACGAGAATATGATATTGAAGTATAAAGTTTAAAACCTATGTATACTATAAATGATAGACGTCTATACAGATGGAAGTTGTTTAGGTAATCCCGGACCAGGTGGTTGGGCATACCTTATAATCGGAACACTTTCAACTGTCATCCATAAAATAGAAAATAGCGGTGGTGCGGATATTACTACAAATAACGTAATGGAAATGATAGCAGTTATAAAAGCTATGGAAAAATGTATAAAATTGGAGATTAAAGATATATGCGTTTACACTGATAGTAATTATGTGCGCATGGGATTAATTGAATGGTCAAAGAATTGGCAAAGAAATGGTTGGAAAACAGCATCAGGGTACGCGGTTAAAAATAAAGATGAATGGATAAGATTATTAGAATTAATGAATGTGTTTGATACTGTAGATATCAAATGGGTAAAGGCGCATAATGGAAACGAAAATAACGAACGTGTCGATACACTTGCAAGGGAGTATGCCTATTTATTTTCTAAGAAATAGTAGATATGAGTAGTCAGCACAAAGTGTGTATAAATGCATGGTGCCCAAAACAAGAAAAGCTGCTTATTGGCTGGGCTGAAAAGGCAGCTGGATATAGGTGGTTACATAACTATTCTCGTATGTTTTATAAAAAACAGAACGATTGGTTATCGTACCCGTGTATAATTATTTCCAGTATAACGGGTGTTGGTGGTTTTGCAGTATTAAGTCCAAACGACGAAACCATGTCAGATTCAAAGAAACAGCAAATTATAGCGGTTCAATACTTTTTTGCGTTTTTAAATGTACTTGCGGGTATACTTACATCTGTTTCTAAGTTTAATAATAGTTCAAAAATGATGGAAACACACTCTGCTATGTGTATACAATGGTCTAAATTTTATAGGAATATAGAGATGGAACTTTCACTTGAAACTGATCATAGAGGTGATGTGAATGAATTCGTGTCTAAATGTAGACAGGAATATGATAGACTTTTAGATGATTCTCCAGATATTCCATCAAACTCTATAGATGCGTTTAATACGACCTTTCCAGATAAAGAAAATAAACCTGATGTATGTAACGGGTTAAACGTTATAGGAACAAATCTTGGTGGTACCACAGATAGTGAATATAATAAACGTAAAATTGTTAAGTGGTTAGCTAAAAGTAGAGCAAGTACACCAGATTTAGAACACGGGAGAAGAATGAGTAAGGAATTATCACGTAATGATTTACATTCACATCCATCTCCATCGTAAACGTGTATAAAGGTGAAAACTAATAATATAGTAAAATGATTGAATATACAGAGTATTTGTTACGTTTAATAAAAGTTGTGTTCGGCTTAAAGTTTATGGTAGATGTATAAATATGATCCTATAGCTCAATTGGTTAGAGCGCGGTGCTTATACATTACTAGGTATACCTAAGTGACTTTACTGTCATAAACGCAACGCCGAGGTCGCGGGTTCGACCCCCGCTAGGATCATACATTACCTACTTTCTAACGTGTTAAAGATTTAATACGTTAAAAAGTAAATGATTAGATTTTCATCGATTACACCATCACCCGAATATAAACGCCATCAAATTCGTAAAAATGTTCTAGAAGGAACATACTCTAAAAAAATTAAAGTAGCATTCGAAACGTTTGAAAATCCACGTCTTCAGTATAGGTTTGCGGAAGCTATAGACGATGCAAATCAGATATGTGCGAATGCATCTTCCGATGAGTGTTTTAACGCATGGGACGAAGTTGACGAACTCGAAGATTCGATGATGCGTGCGGGATTAAATCTATTCCCAGACTATAATATGAGATACGGGTCATTATTACGAAGAAATTTCAAATATCGTTTTAATATTCGTAATGTTGAAGATCATCACATTATCCCTATACAATTTAGACATCACCCGTTATTCAATAAAGTCAAATATGATTTAAATGCAGGTAATAATATAATTATGATGCCACGTGAAATTGGTAATTTACGTGAAAATAGAATTACACATAATGGTCCACATCATAAATATAATAAATTTGTTGGTGATATTCTTGATTCTATGGTATATATGAAAGAGCCAGAGCCAGAATTTAAACAGTTTGTTGACTTTTTAAAAATTGGGTGTAGGTTTAGACCTCAAGATATACCGTGGAATTAATTACCAACCGTATTTGAGAACATCCGTTGTTTTTGCTGTAGGATACCGTTTTGAGAAAAACTCACGTTTTCCCCAGTTACTATGTCCTATTGTACTAGTATGTGTGCGATCGATGTGTAAACAATGTCTAAGATCTTTGTAATATACACGTGCACCTCTCGCGATTATATCTTCGTGTTTCATATCAACGTGATTATCAATTGGAAAAAAGTGTTTGTAATATTGTTTCATATTTTCTACGTTTATAAGGTAACACTTTGTACTTGAAATCCATTTAACACGTTCGAGACCACTCTTGTCACGCTTTTCTTCATCCGGGTAACGTGACAAACAGTGAAAAAAACACATTTCAAAATCATCACCCTTTTTATTTATAACATCCTGTATTTCACGGTAAACGCGTTTATCTTTTATGATGGTGTTATCTTCAAACATAACTGCATATTTGAGGTTTTGGTCGAAACATCTTCTATAAAAATCCATGTGTCCCATATAACATCCTATAGCTCCTAAATTGAAATAAGTAATGTCTGGACGCGTTTTATTTGCATTATAGTGTAATTTGAGAGCCTCACGGTAATATACTGGGTCGATAACTTTCTGGAACTTTTTAGCATTTTCAAGTTTCCTGGTATCTGTTCCGTAAATGATTTCTAATGGTATAGAATTATCGTAATGATCTAAAAATTTATCACGGCGGTCTGCTGATGTTTTCAGGGTAAGAAGAAAACATTTATATTCCATGTTTCGTCGAGAACGAAGAAATAGTAATGTAACGAGTACGAGTAGAAGGATTAATGTTAATATTAGAATGAACATCCTTACTTAAAGAGTACAGACAAAATAAATATGGGTAGCTACTGTCATATAGTGGTTAGTATCTTGGACTTTGAATCCAATCACCTAGGTTCAAATCCTAGCAGTAGCTTATAACGATGCCGTGGCCGAGTGGTCTAAGGCGCTGGATTAAGGCTCCAGTCCGAAAGGGCGCAGGTTCAAATCCTGTCGGCATCACCCGTGCGATAGCTCAGTTGGTAGAGCATTGGATTGTAATTTACACA